AATGCAGCGACCCCGAACCTCGCCCTGAAGTTGCCGCCGAACCTCAACCGCGAGAAGGCGGCCGAGTGGGTCGAGCTATTCGAGCAGGACCATCGCGGCGCGATGAACGCATACCGGACGCTGTTCTTCGGCGGCGGTGCCGAGCCGGTTCCCGTAGGGAGCAACTTCCAGCAGATGACCTTCGGCGAACTCCAGGGCAAGGTCGAGACGCGCATTGCGGCGCTCACCGGCATGCACCCTGTCGTGGCTGCGCTGTCGGAGGGGCTGAGCGGCTCGTCCCTCAACGCTGGCAACTTCCAGTCCGCTGCCCGCCTAGTCGGCGACGCCACGCTTCGCCCGCTCTGGCGCAATTTCTCCGGCTCGATGGAGACGCTGATCCCGATCCGCCCGGGCACGCGCCTCTGGTATGACGACCGCGACATCGCCTTCCTGCGTGGCGACGCGAAGGATCGCGCCGACATCCGAACGCAGGAGGCCAACCAGATCGCGACCCTTGTCAACAATGGCTGGGCGAAGGCCAGCGTCATCGACGCCGTCACGGCGGACGGGGATTGGGGCCAACTCGTAGACACTGGTCTGACCTCCATCCAGTTGCAGCCTTCGCTCACCGCGCCGGCGGGCAGCGCGGACGCTATGCCCACCGGCCTGGGCGCGCCTCGGCAGCCGGCGGCCGAGATCGGCTCGCTCCTACGCTCTGGCTACACGGCCGCGAGCGCCGTCGACGCCGCCGCCATCGAGGCCCTGCTTGCGGGCGACGGGGGTCGGCTTCACTCGTTGGGCGTCAGCGCCATCAACCTCCGGAGCCCCCTGGCCGCAGGCCCGTACCTGGTCAGCAGCTATCGCGCCGCCACCGTGCGCGCCATGACCACATTCACGGCCGGCGGCGGACCGCTGACCGACGCAAGGGCTGCCCTCGTCCTGGGTATGTGGGATGGCGAGGAAATCCAAGTGGGCGACACGTTCAGCGCGAACCACCCGGTCGCACGTGCTTTCCCCTCGTTGTTCGAGCCAGCCGACCAGGAGACGCCTCCACGTCGTCCGCAGGTCCAAGTGGTGTCGCGCGACGAGGTCGTCGCGGCGCGCACACGGCTGCTGGCCGCAGGTCGCCCAGCAGGCTATGAGTCGCTGGCGCGCGAGTTGAGCGTGTCGCGCGAGACGGTCCGACGAAGGCTGGCATCTGGCGCAGTCTGAGGCGGCCGCCACCTGCGGGGAGGCACTTGGGCCAGCCGGACCCGCTCTAGGAGTCTCAGTCGGGCGGGGCCATAGAACCAAGTGAATTCCAGGAGCGCCGGCCCGGGGACGCAGACCACGACGGATGGTCCAGACACCTCGATGGCCAACTCCCGCAGAGCATCCTCGCGCAGTTTGCGAAGATCCCGGCGCCAAAAGGACCTCGGTCCCTCCCACCAGAGCTGGCGCGAAACAGCGACCGTGACATAGGCGCTGCGCGTCATCTTCTCGCTCATCCTTTGCCTCGCAGTTTCGCCGCCAACTAGGCCAGAGACCAGCGAGGATTCTCCCGGACCACTCGGCGGGAAGACGATCCGGGCCGGGATGGACGCCTGGCGACATAGTCCTCAGCCTCGCGTCGTGTAGTAAAGCTGGCCTCGATGTGGTCGGCGGCTGGTTGCCATTCGGGACCGGGAATGAAAACCACCCACCATCGCCGACGGGCTCGTTCGCGGTCCTTGGCCGGGTCGCCCGCGGGCGTCTGGAATTGATCACTCATCCCGTCCTCCAGACGAAACGCCCGGCCTCCGGGTACTGGCCGACGACCGGGCATGAGAAAGCGGCTCCAGTACAGCCGGTCACCCCATTATAGGCCAGCGCCGCGCAGTTGAGCAGGCCGACACCCCGCAAATGAACAGCCTGCACATCTTGACCTGCGCACCCCGACACACCCCAGGCTCGCTCCATGCCAAAGATCACCGCGCCCACTCCTTGGCCGGGTGCATGCGCTGACTGCGGCCATCCCTATGTCTGCAACTGCGACGCGTGCGCCTGTCCCTCCCACGCCATCCAAAGCAATCCCACTACGGCCAGCGCCACGCGCATCGGCCGCGCCGTGGTCTCGCTGGTCCAGAAAGAGAACGCCCGTCTAGCTGCGGACCAGCCAGAGGACCTGCCAGCACGCGCGATCCCGCCCCACCACACGGCCACCTCGGACGATCCGTGGGAAGACCAGTCGAGCCGGATCCCGGACGACGCATGGTCCCAGGCCAAGTGCGAGGCGCTGTTCGCCTACTTCGCTGGCGGCAACCCCGAGGTCAAGAGCAACTACGCCTACGAGCACCACTTCGTGAACCAGGACGGCTCGATCGGTGCGGCCAGCACACAGCACTGCTCCGACCACATCGGCGTCCTCAACGGCGGCCGCGCCGGCCCTGGCTCGATCAGTGAGACCAACCGCCATGGCGTGTGGGACCACCTTGCCACACACCTGCGCGACGCGCACAAGGGCGAGGAGGACTACGAGCCGCCACCCCTGAAGGGCACGAGCATGCCGGTCTTCAGAAGCCTGGCTGACTACCAGACGCGTCGCCGATACAGCCACGTGCTGCAGCGCGTCTTCGATGTTCCCTGGGCGCTCGAGCCGAGCAAACTGCGCGAGGTCGCGGCCGTCGTCTCGTTCCGGGCCAATGGCGGCCATCTTGGCTCGGAAGAGATCGAGCGCCGCCTCGCCGCAGCCGCTCAGTTCAACGGTGATCGCACCGGCGGCGGCACGGTTGGCCCGGTGGCGATCATCCCGATCTACGGCACGATCAGTCAGCGCATGTCCTTGATGACCGACATGTCCGGCGGCACCAGCGTCGAGGCGCTGCGCGCCGACCTCGACGATGCCCTGGCCGACAAGTCCATCGCCGCGATCGTCTTCGACATCGACTCGCCGGGCGGATCGACCGACGGCATGCCCGAGTTCGCCGCGTATCTGCGATCAGTCCGAGGCAAGGGCAAGCCCATCGTGGCCTGTGTCAACACGCTGTGCGCCTCGGCCGCCTATTGGATCGCCTCGCAGTGCGACCGGATCATCTGCACGGCTTCGGGCGAGGTCGGCTCCATCGGCGTCTTCGCGGCGCATGAGGATGACAGCGAGGCCCTCGAGATGCAGGGCGTGACGATCACGCTCGTCTCGGCTGGCCCATACAAGACCGAACTCTCGAGCTACGCCCCCCTCTCCGACGACGCGCGGGCCAACCTCCAGGACCAGATCGACACCTTCTACGGCATGTTCCTTGGCGACGTCGCCAGGGGCCGCGGGACCACTCCCGAGGCGGTCGCGGCCGGGTACGGCGGCGGCCGAACGCTGCTCGCGGCCAAGGCCAAGGCCGCCGGAATGGTCGACGGCATAGACACGCTCGAGGGCACGGTTCGCGCTCTCCTGCCCAAGGCCACGGACGCTCGCACGGCTTCACGCTTCGCGCCGGGCGCCCTGGCCTACATCCACCAGGGCGAGGCCGTCCTGGCACCAGCGGCGATTGCCGCACCCACCCGACGCTCCGACAGGGAGTGGAACCAGCGAATGCAGAGGAGACACCGGCGATGAACGACATCGGATCGCTTCGTGGCCTCGACGCCTTCAAGGCGGCCGATGCCGAGCTGCGCGACAGAGTCAAGGAGCTCGACGCCCTCGCGGACGGCAAGCCCTTCACCGAGGCGCAGCGCCAAGAGTACGAGCAGATCATGGGCAAGGGCGGCCTGCTCGAGCAGTTGGGCGCCAGCATCGACGAGCTGGAGATTCGTTCGGCCGACATCAAGCGCTTGGCCGGCGACCAGGGAATCAGCGCCGAAGGCCCCGCGTTCCCGCTCTTCAACGTTAAGCCTCGCGTCCCGGAGAACGTCCACGACCTGGCGGCATACCGCAAGCAGGTCAGTTCCGTCGATGAGCTTCCGAAGGCCTACCTCGACGGTGCCAAGCGCGTCATCGAGAAGATCAGCTTCCCCTCGGCCCAGACGAGCGCCGAGGCAGACCGCTTCCGGACGGCCGTCGAGCGGCTGCTCATCAAGCATGCCGACCAGGAGCACGGCTGGGTCAGCCGTCACGTCCTCGGCACCAGCGATCCGCTGTACCAGGAAGCGTGGGCTCGCTACGCAACCGGCGGCCTCGGCGCTCTGAACGGCCGGATGCAGGCTGCCCTGCAGACCTACACCGGCGCGGACGGTGGCTACGCTATCCCGTTCACGATCGACCCGACCTTCATCCTGACCAACGTGGGCGCGGCCTGCCCGATGCGGCAGACCAACCCCAAAACCGGCCAGCCCCTCGCCCGGATCGAAACGATCGTCACCAAGGCCTGGGAGCCGGTCGCGACCGCGGGCGTGACGGCCTCCTATGCGGCATCTGAGGTCACGGCGGCCTCCGACGTCGCGCCGGCCGACTTCACGGACCTGACCGTGACTCCGGTCCGGGGCCAGGTGCTCGTCCAGTTCACCGCCGAGTACCAGGAGGATTACGGCGCCGCCGCGATCTCCAGCGAGCTCGGCCGGATCATCGCGGATGCCAAGGACGTCCTCGAGGCCAACAAGTTCATCACGGGCTCGGGCACCAATGAGCCCTGGGGCCTCGTCGCTGCGCTGATCGCGAACGGCACCAGGGCGGTAACCACCGGGACGTTCGATCTGGATGCCCTCGACACCCAGGAGTTGACCTTGGGACCGCGCTTCCGCAATGGCGGGCGCGCCGCTCACATGGCCAACCTCGGCATGCTCCAGAAGTACCGCCAGTTGGGCGTCGCGGGCCAGCCGGCGAACAGCATCTACGACCCGCTCTCCGCGACCCTGCACGGCTACCCGGTGTTCGAGGCCTCCTACATGGACGCCACCTTCGCCGGAACGCCCAGCAAGACGAACTACGACGTCTTCGGAGACTTCGCCACTGGCTACGTGGTCGTCGACCGCCTCGGTCTGGCCACGGAGTTCATTCCTCAGATGTTCGATGGCTCGGGCAACGTGCTCGGGCAGCGCGGCATCTATTGCCGCTGGCGCACCGGTGCCAGGCTCCTCGTCCCCAACGCCTTCGTGCTCGCGGCTCACAGCTAACCGAGCAGCTAACTGAACGCGGGCGGCGGCCCCCCGGCTGCCGCCCCACCGTTCGGAAAGGGAACAGGGCCGATGGCCGAGAAGCTGATCCGGACAGAGTTCGGGCTGTATCGAGCCCGAAAGACCTTCCTCGTGGGCGGCAACATCTGGGTCCGCGAGGGCGACACCATCGTCGAAGGGCACCCGATCCTGCGCAGGCATCCGGATGCCTTCGATCCGTTCGAACCCACCTTCGGACCCAAGCCACAGCCGGCCGCCTCACCCGCGCCCGCGCCTGAGGCAAGGGCCGTGACGCAAGAGACCGTGGCCGCATCAGCGGATCCCGAGGGCGCGATCCGGTCGGCGGTCTAAGTCGATGAACGATGCATGGCGCCTCGTCCGTATCGGGCGGGGCGTCGGCGTCTTTGGAGAGCAGACGTGGGCCAGCAAGTCAGCTTCGTAATCTCGGATCCGGACACGCTGCTGACTGCCTATGGCGCAGGCGCGCTGCTCCGGGTGGAGTCGGCTGAAGCGAACACGGGGCCATGGGCCGAAGTCGCGACCGCCGCCCTCGTGTCTGGGACCTACCTCTACGCCATAGACGACGAGACTGCCACCGGGCACCCTGGTGCCTGGTATCGCTCGCGCGTCTCCGACGCCGCTGGCTCCTCGTTCTCCGATTACTCGGCAGCGTTCGAGGCTGGCGTAGTGCCAGCCCTGCTCAGCGTCGCCAGTCTTCGGCAGGTCATCCGCTCCGAGTTGCCCGATGAGGCGCTGCAGTTCTACCTCGACTCCGAGCAGGAGGCGATCGAGAAGGCCGTCGGTCCGCTGGGGAGCGTCACCGAGCTGTACATGCACTCGGCCCAGCGTCGCGGTGGCGATCTCCTGATGCTCCACAACCGGGCCTCCAGCGTCCAGCAGGTCATCGACTGCGACATAACGCTGGAGCCCGCCGACTACGTCCTGTCGCGGACCGGGCTCGTGATCCGGCGACTCAACACGGGTCCGAACCCGGCGTGGGGCTGGGGCGGCTGGGGCTTCGGCAACCCCTTCGGCTTCGGCTATTGGTATCCGAACCAACTGATCACCGTGACGTACACACGGTACGACGACACGCTCAGCCGGAAGCGGGTCCAACTGCACCTCGTGAAGCTCGACCTCAACTCCGTCCCCGGCCTCCAGGGCCAGACCGTGGGCGA